CTGTCCATGTGTGTGTGCGGCCACAAATCGCACTCATCCATGATTTCTCGGATCATCTTATCCTTTTGGTGGAAAATCTCCCAACCGTAGTTGAAATATTCCATGTGGGCGCTCTTCAGCACCTCACACGCCTGGGTCTCAGCAGATATGGTCTTCGATGCAACCACTCTGGTCAGACTCTTGCCAATGGAAGTCTCCTCCAATGGCGCCAAGTAAGCACCTACGTCCTCATCCCAGCGCCATGTGCGCTTCAGGAATGAAACTTCATCAATCGTGATGTAGGGCACACTTACGGCTTCTTTGTCTGCCATTGTGTATCTCACCCCGACATGGGCAAGCACCTCCTGCACATTCGTGTGGTTGAACCAGGGAGCCAGAACATGCACTCCCATGGCGTTATCATCACCATATGTGATCAATGCCACACGGCGCTTGAAACTCCTGACTTCCTGATCTGGGTTCAATTCATGGTAACTGTAACGCATATACAGTGAGTTGGCCAGACCATTGATGATGACGGTCAGTGGATGTCCCGAGGGATTGGACCCAAAGAACTCCACCAGGTCACCATTGAAGTCAACGAGAGGAAAAGCTGTATCCTCAGCCACTCCCTGCACCACTAAAAGTGATACAAGGTCATATCCTGCTTTCGCACACATCCAGCGCAAGATGTCAAACGCAGCAAGAATAAGCGCAGGTGGCATAGTCTTGTCAAACTTGCCATAGTCTCCTGCAATCAGGCGGTCTGGACCAAACTTGCAGATGTGCTCCCTGATCTCCTGCCACTCCGTCGATAGTGGATTGGTACCCGGGCCACACTCGAACACAAATTTGTTCCGCTGCATCACACGGATCAACGTCAGGAAGTATTTGCGCGTAATGTGCGCAGCATCGCCTGGAGCTCCAGTGAATATGCGGTTCTGCATTGCCTTCACTTTTTTCTCCTTCATGGCTTCGTCCTTCTCATGGCCGCAGTACACTGGCATCACTCTGCGCCCCTCCATGTACGTGTTCAACATGTGATCAATGCGCTGTTGGATCTCAGCGTTGTACATTTGGGGATCAGAAACGTCATTCTCACTATCAACTGGTTCAAGAAAATGGCGTTTCGACTTCTTGAAGGGGTTTCCCATACTCGTGTTCCGATTGATCTTGTCAATGAACTTCACACCAGGCGCGCCATTCATTGTAGTGAAGTCATCTAGCACATGGATTTCCTTCCATTCACTGCTAGGCAATTCCCTCTCAATGTCCTCCTTAAAG